AAAAACCAATCACACAGCAATTAATCGACTCGTTTCTAAACGCCAACATTGAGCCGCCACAAGAATTCGAATTAGACGGACAAATACACAGATTCAGCACTAACGGCAAAAGTGGCGATAGTGCCGGCTGGTATGTTCTTTTTCAAGATCCAATTGTGTGCGGTGCCTTTGGTTGCTGGCGCGATAACGTTCAGGTGACATTCAAGCAAGAAACGGCAAAAGACCTAAGCGCAGCGGAGCAAATGCAAATAACCAGGCGCATGAGTGAAGCAAAAGCAAGACGCAAAGAAGCGCAGGAAATAAAAAACGAACGAGCGGCCTCAACGGTTGCTATGATATGGGAAAACGCCGGACCAGCCGCGCCGGGTCATCCATATTTGCAAAAGAAAGGCGTTTCCGCCCACGGTGCCAGGGTGACGGGTGACGGGCGCTTAATGTTGCCGCTATATGTGGACGGTGAATTATCCAGCTTGCAGTATATCGACGCTGAAGGAGATAAAAAATACCATCCCGGCGGTAAAACAAAAGGCGCAATGTGGCACATTGGTAGCGATAAAAAAACCGTTTACCTGGCGGAAGGGTACGCAACAGCCGCCAGCATTCACGAGGCTACCGGGTGCAAGGTTTACGTTTCATTCTCAGCCAATAACCTGGTAAATGTGGCTCAATTCATCCGGCAAAAATACGGCTCACAGCAAAAGATAACCATTATTGCAGACAATGACGAAAGTGGAACAGGCCAAAAATGCGGTAAAGAATCAGCCGATTTAATCCAAGCCAAGTTAATCACACCTCCAACCATCGGTGATGCTAACGACTACGCTCAAAATCACTCATTACTCGACTTGTTGTCACCAAAAACACAAGATTTCCTCATTCCGGCAGATGACTTTTGCAACCAACCAGCGCCGATAAAATGGTTGGTTAAGGGATGGTTACAAGATCAAGCGCTTATCATGGTTCACGGTCCAAGTGGCGGCGGCAAGACGTTTAGCGTCTTAGATATGGCGCTCAGGATAGCCGGAAAAACGCCGGAATGGTGCGGTAATAAAGTGAATTCTGGAAGCGTGGTCTACCTGGCTGGTGAAGGACATCATGGCTTAAGGTCAAGAATTGCGGCATGGAAGCAGCACAATCAGGTTGGCTCGCTCGACATGTGGCTAAGTCGGGCGGGGTGTGACCTTAATACGCCGGACGGTTATTTAACAGTCACTGAGTCAATTGAGCAACTACCAGGTAAACCAAACCTTATTATTGTCGATACGCTTCACAGATTCTTAAAAGGCGACGAAAACAGCGCGCAAGACGCGAAAACAATGCTCGACGCTTGTAGCGCGTTAATGAATCAGTTTAATTGTAGCGTTTTATTAGTCCACCATACCGGGGTTGACGAAGGTGCTCAGCATCGGGCCAGAGGTTCAAGCGCGTGGCGTGGGGCGTTAGATATTGAGATAAGCGTAGTACCCGGCGCCGAAAACAAACCAATGGAATTAGTGCAAAGGAAGTCAAAAGATGCGGAATTAGCCGCGCCAATCTACGGTGAATTAACCAGCATCCCAATTAATGGCTGGATAGATGAGGACGGCGAGCCAGTCACCAGCGCGGTGTTTATTCAGACGGACGCGCCAGCAAAACCAAACAAAGAAGATAAGAAAATAAACGCGCATTTTAAAGTTATTGAAAGAGCTTTTTTTGCTGGCGGTGCAGAGGTAGTAAATGGCAATCCGTATGTATCAAGGTCTATTTTAAGTGAGTTATTATCCGGCGACGGAATGAAGGAAACCACCATAAAACAGTCGTTAAAGCCAAGCGAAAAGGGACGTTTGATTGGGGCGCTAATTGAGCAAAATATCATCAAATCAAGCGGTCATGGCTGGGAAGTAATTTGCCCAGAAAAGGGTACAATTTTGAATTTGCAGCGGAACGGTTAAAAATGGCAAAAGGTACAAAAGGTACAAGAGGGTACAATTTAAACTTGTACCCTATGTAGGCCGCATTCTATAAGGGTTTTACAATTTTGGTACAATTTAGGTACAGGTACAAATGGGCGGATAGCGGCGAGGGTACAAAAGGTACAAACCCCTATAAGGGGTTGTACCCTTGTACCTTTTCGACCGCTGCGGCTTTTTTTCGTACGTTTTTTGGAGTGGTTTATTTTGGGTGTTTTGGTGGTCAAATTGGCTGATAAATAAATTAAATATTTAAACTAATTGTTTACAACTAATAGTTTAATCTGATACTATTAGTTCACAGTCAACACAAAGAGAAAAACGACATGAACGAAAACAACTCAATTGCTCAAAGTCTGCGCAATAATCCGAACATCGAAATTCAACGCGCGGCTGATGAATTATGCGTAGACCATAAGCAGTCTTTTCATAGCCGGTGCTCAATCGACACTTACTTTTTTGAAGATGGGTCGATGCTGGTTACTAATCCGTGGAAAGTATTGTTTAACACCTAAATTCAAACAACAGGAAGAAAAGAAACATGTTCATTAAAGGCTATGAAGATTTGGCAAGAGAAGTAAAAGCTATCGTGGACGGTGGCGGCGCTAAAGAGTTAGCGGAAATATGCGGTGTGACGTCCGTATACGTCCGTCAGCTTGCGAAAGGCCAAAAGTTACGCCCTAGTGCGGAAAGTCTGCAAAAAATCGCTGACGGCGTTCTGGTGGCTTCTGAGAGGGTTAAAGATAATGGATAATCTACTTATTGGCCTTATTACCCTAATCGGGGTTCAAGGGGTCTTGTTAATGGTCCCGCCGATTATCATCAAAACCGACAACCAGAAATGGTTACGAGGCGCGACAGCGCGTAACAACCCGGTCTGTATCTGGATTAATCCAGAGCAAAAGAACTATAAAGCCGTTCTTGCTCAGGAAACTTATGAGTGCGAAACCAGAAAGTGGCTTTATAACCTGGCTAAGTGGTGGCTATCCGACGACTACAAAAGAATCATCGAGGCTACAGGCCAAGAAATCGAGGTTCAAATGTATGTTGATTTGAATATAGGTGTAAGTGAAACGAATTACCGAAGGGTACAAGCTGAAACACTAGCGAATAAATATAATCAGTTTGCCCATTGGAGCGTTAATGACATCGAATCAATGATGTTTAGACAACGTGACTTAGCACAAAGATGGATAAGAAACAGCGAGGAGTTTGGAGGATGAGTGATTGTAATTGGCACGAAAAAGGCGAATTGCCACCAGTTGGTGAGGTCTGTCTGGCTAGATACGCGAGCGGGTTCCACATAAAAACAAAACCATTATTCATTGGAAAAGAGAAGTTCATTGCTCAAGACCTCGATAACGGTGTCGAGTTCACAGGGAAGATAGAAAAATGGGTATTCGAACCAATCCCAAAGAAACAAATCGTGGATATGAGGTTGTTTGCTGGTACTGATTTTTTATTGAAGTCACCGACCAGAGTTTACAACAATTTAGCCAGCGATATGGATGATGATCACTTATACAAGTATAAACCGCTTCTTAATTTCGATAACGCAGTCAAAGACCTGATCGAAGAACCAAAATACTTGAAACCATTCGAATACAAAGTTTTGGAGATTTGGGCACATGGGAAATTTGTAACGAAAAATCAAGACGAAGATATTCACTGGCCTGATGTCTACCACATAACAATAACCGGACTCAAAGACGGTTGGGAGTTTGGAGAATGAACAAACGTGACGAGTTACTAAGTGTCGCCACACAGTTAGTTGACGTGGGAAGACTGCATCAAAAAAGCGGAAGCACTTACAACGGCAAGGAGATTTACAAAGAAGCATGCTCTGGAATTAATGACCGCGCATTGAAGGCAGCCAAAGACCTGATAGAAAAGGTTGATGCTGAGTTTGAGGGCCGCGCACCAGTGGCTGACAGTATGAGGGACGCAGCACCTGAGATGTATGAAATGTTACAACTGGCGGTATCTTATATAGATCGCGATTCTGTAGAGGATTTTGCCTACAGTTATCAGAACATAAAAGCACTACTAGCAAAAGCGCGAGGTGAGGGGTGATGACTAACCAAGAAATCCTAAACAACGCGCCATCTAAAGCAACACATTTTGATTCAGATAATCACTATTGGCATAACTCAAGCGCTGGCTATTGGTTGTGTTGTGAAGATGGTTCGACTACTTTAAACGCCTGCATAGGTAACAATATTCGCTCACTCGCTGACATCAGGCGAATCGTTGAATTAGAACAGATAGCAAAAGCAGCTATCAGCGAGCTAGATGACGCGAACCATTCAGCTAGGTGTTACTGTGGCCATGCACATTGTAGAAGTTGCAAAGATTACCATCACGTTAATCGTGTAATTGTAGCGCTAAAACAGAGATTGAAAGGTGAGGAATTATGAGTGAATTTAATCTAAAGGTCCACGGTGTAAGCGTGAAAGGTAAGCCGTTAGTTTTGGGCTGCGAAGTTCAAGAGATACTTCACCATCTTTATATCGAGCAAGAAAAGGCAATCATAGAGGAAATGCTTAAGAAAGAAGGTATGTTAGATGAGTTTATAAGCCTTATAAGTGAAGATGGAGAGCTTTCAGGTGATGATTTGAAGTACCTCACTAAGCGGAAAGATGAATTTTTAAACGGGGAGATATAAATTAAAATGGAAATCATAGAGGAAAAGCTAAAGAAGTGCTCAAAGTGCAAAGCAAGAACTAAGCACTTTAGGAATTATTCGAAAACATCAGGGTTCATGCTGTTAGTTCATATTGCATTAGGTATTTTAACTTATGGGTTTTGGATAGCGGTTGTTTTGATTTATAAACTTTTAAACAGCCCTATCGGTGGGTGGATGTGTTCAAAGTGTGATAAATAGCAGGTTTATTTGTGATAGACTTGCTTTTTGTTCATAATTAGACAAAACAATTTTGAGGATTTAATTATGGATGTTGGTAGGCCACCAATGTTTAAAGACCCTGAAGAAATGCAAATTTTGATAAATGAGTATTTCGAAAATGAGCCAGTTCTAACGATTACAGGATTGGTTTTGCATCTTGGATTTGCTGACAGAAAAAGCTTTTATCAGTACGAAGAAAAGAAAGCATTTGCTCACACTATAAAAAGAGCAAGGACTTTGATTGAGAACGGATATGAAAAAATGCTTGCAAGTGGAGGTCAGGCCGCAGGGCCAATTTTTGCCCTTAAGAACTTCGGCTGGACTGATAAGCAGGAGATTGAATCTGGTGATGATAAACAGCCAATCAATATCACGATTTTAAACCCGAATGATAGTTAGTCCGACAAAGCCACAGTTTAAATACATATCAAGCAAGGCTAAGTTTCCGGCTATGGTGGCTGGTTTTGGATCCGGCAAAACACAAGCAGCCGTGCTTAGGTCATTACTTGGAAAGATAGCGAACCCATGTACAAACAGGGGCTTTTATCTGCCTACTTATGATCTCGTGCGACAGATTGCGTTTCCACGTTTTGAAGCGGCTTGTGAAGAACTAAAGCTACCTTACAAACTTTTGAAATCGCCACTTAATGAATTGCATATTGAAGGTTACGGGAAAATCATATTTCGCAATATGGATAATCCTAGCCGGATAGTTGGCTATGAGCATGCGGATTGTGATATTGACGAGCTAGACACGTTAAAGACTGATGACGCCGCAGCGGCTTGGCGGGCTATACTGGCGCGCAACAGGCAGAATAAACCAGATAAATCAACTAATACAATTGGAGTGACCACCACCCCGGAGGGGTTTAGGTTTGTCTATAACCAATGGAAGTTTAACCCTGTTAGCGGCTCGGAAATAATACAAGCACCAACCAGCAGCAACCCGCACCTACCCGATGGTTATATAGAAAACCTAAAGGACCAATATCCAGAGCAATTGCTAAAAGCATACCTCGAAGGCGAATTCGTAAACCTGACTAGCGGGACCGTTTATCATACATTTGACAGGGTTAGGCATAGCTCAAACGAAACCATTAAACCGGGTGAACCGTTATTCATAGGCTTAGATTTCAATGTTCAAAACATGAGCGCGGTGACGCATATCAAGCGAGAGGGCGACCCAATAGCGGTCGATGAATTGATTGGCTTATACGACACGCCTGCTATGATTGAGGCGATCAAAGACCGATACCCGAAACATAAAATATATGTTTATCCTGATGCCAGCGGCAACGCGAGGAAAACGGTTGACGCTTCGGTGTCTGACATATCACTTTTAAAGGGCGCTGGTTTTTACGTGATGGTCAACAAGAAGAACCCGAATGTACGCGACAGGATCACTTGTGTTAATGCGTGTTTTGAGAAGCGAAACTACAAAGTAAACGTTTCAAAATGCCCTATTTACACCCGTTCACTTGAGCAGCAGTCTTACGGGAAAGACGGAAAACCGGATAAAACGCAGGGCGACGACCATGCCTGCTTTGATGGTGATCAAGTTGTTCACACGCTCAATGGTGATTTTAAGTTTAAAGACTTACCAGCCAAAGGGTATGTTTTAGGCCCAGATGGGCGTTATACCAGGTACATTAACGCGGGGGTAACTGGGTATAATAAAACAACCTGTCGCATTGACTTATCTTGTGGTCAAAGTATACTGTCAACAACAGATCATACTTTTTTAACAGGTTGTGGAGAATGGGTTCAGGCGGTCAATTTAAACGGGAAGAAGTGCGTATTATTAGCGACACAATACAAGAATTTAAAGGTGTCAGATTTTACAAATGTGGAGAATACTTTTCAAACCAACAATACGGGGGGGAAAGGCGGCTACACAGGGCTTTGTGGGTTGAACATAACGGGGGTATTGAACAAGGCTTTCATATCCATCATATCGACCATAACAAACATAACAACAGTATTGAAAACCTCACTTGCATTGATGGGCGCGAACACTCCAAGCACCATGCTATTGACAGGAGCACGGCTAGAACACTATCCGAGCACTCAGAGAGAGGTAGGGCTAACGCAAAAGCTTGGCATAAGTCCGAAAAAGGACGAACATGGCACAAAGAGCATTATGAAAAAACAAAACACAAGCTTGGCGCGGAATATGTCGAAAAATGCGACAACTGCCACACTGAATATGGTGCTAAAGTTTCGGCTAGGAATTCAAAAAACCATTTCTGCTCTAAAAACTGCAAATCAGCGTACAGACGAAAATCCGGCGTTGACAATGAGAGGCGAGATTGCGAAAAGTGTGGCGCAGAATTTACGATCAACAAATATTCAAAAATGCGTCGATGTGGTGGGTGTAGAAGTGTTGTCGGAGCAAGAGCGCGTTTATTGTCTAACGGTGCCTAATTATGGTTGTTTTAAATTAAACAAAGATTCACCAATAGTTAGTAACTGTGACGCGGCAGGCTATTTTATTACGCTCGAATATCCTATAGTCCGACCAGTAACTAAACTAATGGCGAGGTCATTCTAATGGATTTACTCGACGCGGTAATCAGGCGAGATAACGACCTGCAACGGTTTGCAACTCACTTGTACAAAAGTATTGTATTACCAGCAACAAAAAAGATAGCAATTGAATCGCCCAAGATAACAGCAGATATTCCCGGCGCAACAAAATCAGAATATAAGCAAAAACAAAGAGAATTTACAAAGTTTGTTGGCGCTGTCTATTCT